ATAAGTTGTTGATCTTGTGGGGATAATTGCATTGCACCGCTAATCTTAACGATAGTATCGTCAGTAAAGTGCTGGCAAATAATCTGTGCCTTAATCTGCAATAGGGCTGTAGCAAAGTTCACTACATCGTGTTGCATAGTCTTTAAACGCCCTGAAGCGTTGTTCGACTTGATAATCTGAGCACCTAAAGTTTCGTTAGGGTCTGTCTGTCCACGCTGAATGTCAGCAATACCCATAATCTCGTAGATTTGACCTTTGACTTGTTCCATAGCCTGATAAGCCATGTTTAGACCTTCGGCTATCGGCTTGATGTCTACAAGGTTAATAGCACCCTGTAAACCACCTTTTTCGCTAAATGCACCATAGTTTTTAACTGGTAACAATGCGTTGTTCTCGCCTTCAGAGAATAAACGGGCAAGAGATGGCTCAGAAGCGTCATAGACACCCCGAACCTTGAGTGCTTGAATAAATCCATCAATACGGTCTGCCAGCGTGTCTAGCTGTCTTGCTTGGTCTTGATATAGAACAAAGTCAGGAACAGGAACTAGGCTGTCAGTCGTAAGGGTGGAAAACATTGGCTTTGGACATGGCCAAAAGTTTTCTAGTTGTAGCGGATCATCACGGACATCAAGGATTTTGCCCATTGATTTAGATAACCATAGGACTTGACCGCTAGTTTTATCCCATATTTCATAGATAACGGCTTCGTGTGAACCTTCGCCCATCTTTTCAGCAAAGGTTTTAGAACTCTCAGGTTTAGTATCAAGCGGAATCTTGCCGCCTAAATCTTCACCAAAGCGTTCAACAAGGGCAGGTCTGCCCATATAGACTTTACGCCATACTGCTGTGACTTCTTCCCATGTACGGGCAACAGTCAAACCAAAGTCACGCCAATGAACATAATCTACTGGAGCACATTCGTATTCGATACGCTCTTGGTTCTCACGATGGATGCCACCTTCTGTTTCGGCTTCATCAATATCTTCTGTAATCTGATAGCCATCATCAGGAGCACCTTCGCCTTCATCAGCCATTTCACCGACAATGTGTGGTTCATAACGAACCCAAGCTGTGCCACGACCACCTAAAAGACGGTCTTGAACAGTTTGTTTCATAGCACTAGCGTAGTCACCATAATGCTCAATTTCGTACTCTAATGCTCTCTCAAGCATCATAGACGCTACTCTGCCAATAGGATCGTTATCTCTGAACCTGCGTGAAATGTCAGGTCTAGGTAAGCGAGCAAATACCGCAGGGGTTATGGTTTGGACATTAGACCAAAGAATATTGAACTTAGCGTTAGGATTGTTGCGACTGCGTTGGTCATCACGATACCGTTTGACAATCTTGTCGGCTCTACCTTCCCATTCCTTGAATGTACGCTCGTACTGGGCAATGCAGTTATACCAATCTTGGTATGTGTGATCCATATAAATCCTTAAGTAAAGTTACCTACAGCAAATACAGATGCACCAGCACCAGTAGTAATCTTCCATGCACCGCTTACAGATACAGCACCAATATCGATGTTATATACGCCAATTGGGGTGTTTGCCGCCATGATTGGGTAGGAAGTTGCATTGTCTAATAGGGCTACAGTAGAAGATGCCGCTGTGCTTACAGTAATGACTAAACGCATTAAAGTATCACCTGTACCGCCTGTAACGCCTAAAACTTGAGCAGTTTGTGATGCGAGTACGGTTTCGTAGAATGTTCCAAATGGTTGATTAACGCCTGACATAATTAAATCCTTCTAATGGTTGATTTGGGGGTTTGCTTCCATAATTCATCAAGACTTACATCAGTTTGCCCGACATGAAGTCCTTTAACTCTTGTATCTTTAAGGATAGGGCTGTCCTCATCTTTCCATACAATTGAGAGATAGCGGAACGCATCCGCTGAGTGGCTTGTCCAATCGTGCTTTGGGCGATCCCTAAATACTTTTTTATCATCATCCCACTCTCGTTGATATTGTCGTAAACATTCGATGCCTTCTTCGCATCTATTATCAAACCAACAGCGAGTTAATGCAAGTCGTGTTGCTTGAATTCCGTCTTGTAATGACAGATTTGGAACGATTTTTAGATGTTTTATGTCGATTTTTGCAGAAAATTGCTCGATTATGCTCTTACCGCCACTAGCCATAGTTTTTGCTCTAGCGTCATGGGGCAGGTAATGATAGCCATATTTGTATCCAAACTCATCTTCTTTTTGTGCCAATAAACCTGTGTAATAAGGCACAGCTTGACCATTACTAGAGTGATGGTCTAGAACCCGTATTTCCCCATAAACCACCTGAAACCACCATATTGAAGTGGAATCATTAAAACCCAAATCCCAAGCAGTATGGCAAGGGAACATAGGGTCATAGTCAACAGTAGTAATCCGTTCCATATCCGTGATCCTACGCATTTCTTGACCATAAAACGCTCCTAATATAGCCGCTTCAAATGAGCATAAAAACTCTTGTTCATACTGGTTATCAGACATGGTAGCTTGGGCATCCCGTAATTCAGCTTCAGGCAATAATCCTGAAACATCGGCTCTAAGCGTCTTGACATACCAATTAGGGTTCTTTTGGGCTTCGTTATAGATGTCATAAAACGCATTATGTCCTTTAGGAGTGCCAATAAAGGTAGCCCATCCTTGTCTGTCAGTCAATAATGGCCGCACAATCTCGCCCCAAAGCCTTGGTTTCATGTCAGCGTATTCGTCTAATACCACGCCATCAAGATAAAGACCACGCAAAGCGTCAGGGTTATCAGCACCAAACAGTCTAATTTTTGCTCCGTTGACAAGTTCTACCCACAATTCTGATTGATTAGCCTTAACAATGGCTGGTTCTGCAAACTTTAAAAGATAATCCCACGCAATGTTCTTAGCCTGTGCATAGAATGGGGCAATATAAGCGTATCGGGCGTTTTCTTTCTTTTCCATGATAGCCCTACGGATAGTATCTGCAATCGTGGCTACCGTTTTCCCAGCCCTTCGGTGACAAACTAATACCGCCCAGCGTTGATCCCGTCTATGGAAGTCTAAGAACGCATCCCTAGCCTTATAGGGATATTCATACTTCTTTACTAATTCTTTCAATCTAGGAACTTATGTTCGTGGATTATCTTAACTGGCTGTTCTTCAGGGCTAGTATGTTCTGTCCTAGCTAACTTAGGCACATGGTATTCAGCGACTTGCATAAAGCAATCAAACGCTACCTTTGGCCCTAGCTTTTCGTTCATAGCGATCTCGTCAAGCCATTGTTGTAGTTTGTCTGCGTTACCATCCACGAACTTAGCGATCGCTTCTCTAGCGAGTGCTGTGGACTTATTAGGAGTACCTACAGTACGACCGCCTGTCTTATTTCTAGTTTTTTCTACTTTAGATTCCATACCTTACCCAAGTGGTTGATTAAGATAGGTTAATTCTACTCTATTTTGTCTATTTGTTGTTGTATTAACTCTTTACGGGTAGGTATGCCGTTTTCTTCTAGTATCTTTACATTAGATGGTTCAAACACTACAAAATTACTTGTGCCTTCATCAGCACTCCTAGACATAGCATCCTTGTATCGTATTCCCTTAATTCCAATATTTAAAGCATTTGCAGATCTATCGGCATCGGTTTTGCCACCAATGTAATTTTTATATACATTAGCCCCTGTAATACCTTTTTCTGCATTGTGTTCAAATGTTTTTAATATATCAGGGTCTTTAATGTTGCTACGCACCAATTCATACAATTCAGGTTGATCTTTGATTGGTTTGTCGTAATCCAACATCATAGGGATGTGTTCGTCAGGTATATCTACTTTGTAAAGATTGCCTTGATTTTGCTGTTTAAATAAATCAGAAACTTCTTTTAATTTAGAGTTGTATTCATTTGATGTAACTTCTATAGGCGTATCATTTTTTACATAATCCCTAACCTTCATGTATTTGCCTGATGCGTCTATGTAGTAATTTGGGCCATTTGTAAACTTTTCTCTACTTGGCTCATTAAATACAGTTCTTCCCATGTAACTTTTTGCTACATCAGGGGCTTCAGCAAAATACATACCATGCCCATAAGCCTGTGCTCCTTCGCCAGTTCCTACTTTGCTTATATCAAACAAACCTTTAATCTTGTGTGGTGTGCCGTGAAATGCAGTAGCACCCATTAAATTAGGTACAAAATTGGCAAACTCACTCATTGCTTCAGGGTAATAATCAGGATTTGGCTTGCCAAATGGGTCGGTTGGAAAAACACCTTGAACCATTTTATTGGTGTTTATTGCGTTTTGTGCTGTTTTTTCAGGCAGTTGTCTGAGGTAATCAGCCGCCATTGTGGACAGATTTGGTTGCGTTGGGGCAGGGGCTTGTAACTGACCGTCTTTAGCGTATCCAGTTTGCCTTAATGCGTCAGCAAGCGTTAAAGCCATTACTTAACTTCTTTATCCAAGTCTTTAAGTTTATTGGCGATTAGCTTTCTACGGTCTAGACGCTGTTGCTGGTTCTTTTCTAGCGTAGATTGTTTATGCTCACGCAATAAAGCGTTACCTTTAGGGTATTTGTGGTTCATGTGTTGCATTACATATCCTTCATTGCGTCAGAAATCATCTGTCTGCGTGGCTTTGCAGTCTTGGCAGATTCTTTAAAGTCTTGGGCGGTTGGGGCGTTTTTACTGCCAACTTTGTTCATCTTTTCGCCCGAACCGTGTTTAATGCGTTCCTGCTTGGCATGGATATTAGCGTAAAGTCCGTTTTTCACGCTTTTTCTTCCACATACTTAGCGTAAGCATCTTCTAACTTAGCTTTTCTTGCACCTTTGGCGTTTTCACGCTCAACATTAAGGGCAATAGCAAGTGCCTGTTTTTTAGGCTTACCAGCTTTAACTTCGGTTTTAATGTTTTCGCCTACTGATTTGGCTGAACCTGATTTATTAAGTGGCATGATTAACCTTTAAATTTAAGTAAGTAGATGGTTGTGTCAATCTCTTGAGCGATATTGTCAATTAATTGCACAATTTCTGAATCTTGTGGCAAGTCTAGGCGAGCATCTTTTACAAAAGATTGTAGGGATTGTAGGTATGCCAGCGGTTCTTTTGGCTGGTGGTATGTGCTTGGAAACTGGGTAATCTGCCCGTATATGCCGAAATAACACTCGGCCAACTGATCGGTCAGATCGATAATATTTTCATAAAAATGGCCAAGTGTCTTGTGTTTAGCGTAGGACTTGGTAGCCCAATGGAAAAAGTGGGTGTTTGTACCCGAATGTAGCAATGTTGCTAAAAATAATGCCATCGACTTTTCCATGAAACGCTCCTTTTAGTGTATTTTATAACACTTTTTTGATTACTCCTAGTGCTCTTAATGCGGCATCCACACTATCTACACGACTGACTGCACCGCCTTTCCACTTGCCCATAAAATCTAATTGGTCAGGTGTGAACTTGGCTTTTGAATCTTTTTTAATTTCCATGAGCAATGTTTCGCCAGCATAGCCAACCAGTAGGTCAGGGCATCCATGTTTCATAGCGGCAAGTGACACTACAGTAGCACCAACTTGTCTTAATGCCGCCACTATTTCTTTGTGGTTACTATCAATTCGTGCGTATGTCATTGATTTTCCATTAAAATAGATTAGTATTGGCTAACTTTACCATTATAAAGGTTGTATATGGGCGGATATTATCTGACGGATGAGCAATTTATAGATGAATGGAACAAGATAGGATCACCATTATCTTTTGCCAAAATCCATGCAATGTCGGAAAGAGCAGTATATAACCGCAGACGGTCAATAGAAACAAGACTTCAAATACCCCTTCCTAGCTTTAAAGATCAACGAGTAAACGATTACAAAAAAACAGAACAAACAGTAGGGAATACCCGTAGGGGTATGGATTTAGAAAAAGGTCGCATTATTGTATTTTCTGACGCTCACTTTTGGCCTGACCAAACTACTACAGCGTTTAAAGCGTTGTTAGAAATGATTAAGGAATACAAGCCTACTGCCATTGTCTGTAATGGTGACGCATTAGATGGGGCTTCCATTAGTCGGTTTCCTAGAGGTGATTGGGACAAAATACCAACTGTCAAAGAAGAACTTGAAGCCTGTCAATACTTTTTAGGTGAAATTGAAGCTATAGCTAAAGGGGCTAAGTTGTATTGGCCGCTAGGTAATCATGACGCTAGGCTTGAAATGCGGATCATAGAGAACCTTCCAGCCTTTGAGGGTATGAGGGGTACAACTCTCAAAGAATACTTCCCTGCGTGGCTTCCTTGTTGGTCATTTTGGGTAAATGAGGATACTTGTATTAAGCATCGCTGGAAAGGTGGTTGGACAGGGGGTAGAAACAATACTCTTAATTCAGGGGTTAATATGATTACAGGACATACCCATGTGCTGTCGGTCATTCCTTTTAATGATTACAACGGTACTCGCTGGGGTGTTCAAACAGGCACATTAGCCGATATTAATGGACAGCAATTTGCCTACACAGAAGATACTCCTAAAGATTGGAATAGCGGATTTGTGATGCTTTCCTTTGAAAGAAGCCGTCTTTTACAGCCTGAAATGATTAGGGTTTGGGGCGAGGATGAAGTTGAATTTCGTGGGAAAATACACGGTGTATGAAAATTTCGCCAAAAAATCTTGAGGGCATTTACTTAACGCTTGCTAAGTGCTATCCGTTTACAAAGTGGGATTTGCCGCCCAGCGAACTATGTCGTTTTTTAGTTGTAGATGACCATACCGTCATGGCAACTTACGAATACGATGAATCTTTAGCAAGACCACATATTTTTTGTATATCTAAAGCCAAATGCGGTCATTACGATACCGTCACTAGGTCTATGGCCCACGAAATGATCCATTGTTCCCGACATAAGTCAGGTAAATGGAATCTGCACGATGCTACATTTAAGCGTAGAAAGATGCTTGTGGGCCAAGAACTGGGGTTTGACGGTCACGAACTGTAATTACTTACCAAACTTGTAAAAGTCTTTCATAGTAGACAATACGCAGTTGTACCAAAATTCATACATTTGCTTGGTGCGATCTAAAACTTCTTCATACTTTTTAATTTGCTCATCAAATGTAAACATAGCAATCTCCTATTAAATGTTGCGGTGCAATAATTATATAGGATTTCGGTGATAAGCGTCATTTGGATTAGCCAACATGGATTTTAATAAATCATCAATTGTGCTAAACCATTGAATTATTTTCATTCCATCGGCTTGATAAATAGTAAAACTCATTTAGCCATGAAGTAAAGACCAATATTGGCGGTTGCGTAGGACATATAGGTTATTCCCATAGGTAGGTTGCCTTTTACAACCTGTTCAATTCCTATGTAAGCGTATATAGCCCCTGTAAGGATGATTAGCCAACTACTCATGCAATAAGACTTTCCGTTTTCTCCAGCAACTGTTCTTTCGTGATTCCGTATTCTTGCTCGAACCGTTTACGACCCATTCCGTGAATACTGGTATTTGATCCTCGATGGTGGTAGGTACAGAGCGGAATAACAGGCGACTTGCTTCTAACGCCACTTCGTCTAATGTGATGCAGTTCTGCTGGCGTTCCCTCGTTGCCTTGATGCCTACATAATGAGCATCCCAATTCAGCAATTTTTCTGTATTTTTGTTTTTCATGCTTAGTGGCCATTAATGTGGTCTACGGTCATTTGTTCTAGCTTTTCCGCAGATTCAGCAATGTCTACGCTGATTTCTAACATTTGGGTATAGTCTTTGCGGTTTAGGGCATCGTCATACATTTTGCAAAGCAGTTTAAGGATTAAAAATTCTTCGGTTAGTTTTAACATTATTTCAATATCCGATCTTGATTGCGGTTAGATACTTCTAGGGTTTGCCATGTGGAATGTCTAAGCCTTGCGGCTTCTAGTTCCCACTTGAGTTTTTCTGCGTTTTCTGTAGCCGTGCCAATAGAATTGCATAAATCTTGGTATTCTTGGCTGGCGTAGGCTTCACGCTCTTGTGCTCCGATGGTTTGTTCACCTGACTTCTTCATCATAATGGATTTGAGTGAACTCTTAAAAGTTTCTAGCTGGGCTAATTCACCCTTAGCTTGTGCGTACTTACCTGCGTTTTCAAGAATAAAGTCTATACATTTATTGGGGTCTATCTCTCTCATTTTCCTAATCTCTTTTTAATTAACATTTTTATTTCCGCTTCGGTGTCGGGGTTTTGTTGTATTAACTTAACCACCGCATCCCAGCCACGCTTCTTTGCTACACCAATGTACCAATCTACAAGATACATTTGTTTTACTGCTTTAGGTCTTTGTATGATTCCGTAAATCATTCCCTTAAACGGGTCAGGCTTCAATTTGCTTTATTTTCTGTGCAATCCTAGACCGCCATGCCGCCCACGCTTCTCCAGCATAAGCAGGGCAATTAACCTCTTGGGCTTTTTTAGCCGTTAATTCTTCGCTGGAATACCAAGGCAACTCAGGTTTCTTTAAAGGCTCAATGTCAATTTCATCAGTCCACCGTTGAGCGTTTAAAAATGACGCAGGGTATGGGATGTAATCTTTAGCCGTTTCCTTAATCTTCCAGTATTTAAGGTAATTAGGCATAGCTTCAAGACATTCTGCTTGCTCCGTAGGGGTTAGCTTATTCCAAGCCTTTTCAGCGTCTTTACGAGCCATTTTACGGGGATATAAACCATAGAAAAGGGCAAAGGTCATTGTGATTTCTCGCTTATTAAACTGCTCACTTGTGAGGTTAGTTTGGTAATGTATTCAATGTCGTTTAAAGATAGCTGACCCATTAATTGCAATATTTTCATTACGGCAATGTCGTTGTCTAGCGGCTGGGGTTTAATTAAAGTTTCAATCATTCTTCGTCTTTACTAATTTCGCTTTTTTCTGCATCAGCAAACTTTATAATAGGTTTATCAAGTGCCAGTTTAGCCAGTTCAATGTATCTATCAACTTCTAGTCTATCTTCCCCACCAATAGATGCTTGACTGTGTGCAATGGGTTTACCCATGTTGTCGTAATACACTTCACGGATTTCAAAGTAATCCTCATAGGGGTTACTCATATTTACTAATCGTAAGTTCCAAGTCATGTTTTTACCCAATAAAGAATGATGAACAAAAGAAGCAATACCGCACCAAGTATGGCAAAGATTCCAACAGAGAAAATTAACATTAAGTTTTCCATGTAAGAAAGTATATGTTAAGTAGGCTTAATAATAACAAATTATTTATAACTGTTGTTTTTTTGTCAGGATTGCAAGATTCAGGACATAGCTATCCCTACTATGAGGAATAGCTTGTCAGTCTTGCTGAGTTCTTGGCTCAAATTATTGCTTCGATGTCTTTGTCGTGCCTAGGTCTGTCTTTATCACATCATCGGTCTATCCATACAGGACGGTTCTTCTAGCTATCCAAGCAATAACGGATAGGGAAGGGTGCATAAGCACCTAGTAGTTTCTAGGGGTATTTACAGCCTTTACCGTAGCAACACCAATGAGTACGGGCTAGGCAGAAATAGAAAAACCCCTTAAGGTTGCTCTAAGTTCGACCCGCTTTAGAAAAGACCAGCCAGCCTTTCCAAAACGCTCAAAGCAACCCTAAAGGGTCTAGGCTAGTAAAACTAAACAGGGTCGAATCTGCCCCGTCAGTATAACCCAAGTCTTTCAAAATTAAAATCCCCGTGAAAGCCAAAAGTCTTAATATTGGACAATTCACGCTCAAAGCTGAAATAACGGGCTATTTCTTCAGGTGCAAACTTCATGCCCTGACTTTCTAAAAAATCCCTGTTTACATGGCAAATTTGGTCATCTTCGTTTTCATTTGTATAGACAAACTCAGGGCTGGCGGTTAGTTCGCAAAGCACCCTTGAACGTAGGCTAAAGCCACCATTGCCTACTCGTCTACCTTCTTGATGCCACGGCCATACCGCCCCAATGTAGTCATAATTTAAAAATTGGTCATTCCAAGCGTCAGGATTGATAATGAACCCATCCCATTGGACTATTAAAACAAAGTCCGTATAAACCTGTTTATACAGTTCCTGAAGGATGAATTTGCTATACGCTTGGCGGCTATTGATTTTGGGGTCATTTATAAAGATTTCACCGCCAAAATTAAAGTATTTCTTGCACCTTTCCATCGCTTTTAAGGCTTTGTCAGGTTGTGCCGAATCAATACAGCACAGGGTAATGTTATTCATTCAGTACATTCACATGGGGTATCAAAACCCACAAAAGGTAGCGTCATTTGAGATTTGTGCATCAAAATTATTTCTGACCATGCGTAATTTCTGCCTAAACCTTGAATTACATTTAATTCAGCATTTTTTTCTATTGTTAACGCTCTTTCAAGCAAATCAGGATGTTTTTCATATAAATCAACAATTTCTTTAGGCCGTGACGATGGGCAAAAAAAGCAAGCTGATTTACCAACATTGGTAATTCCATGTTTTGCAATAATTTCTAAACAATCTTCTCGTTCCCATTGCCATTCAATTAATGGATATTCATACTCGTATTTGGGATCGTCACGCTTGGCGGCATTATCAGCCCTACGGGTTTCACCAGCGTCATAGCCAATGTATTTAACGCATTTTGAGCCTGTTTTCCACCAATCAACTGCTGGTTGCCAATGGTTACAATATTTGTCTTGTGGGGCTATTTTGTGTTTTTGAGAACACCTTTTGTAGCCATAAGCAATAGACGGCAAAGTGTTTGACCTAAGACATTCTTCTTCAAGGGTTTCTAGGCTTCCATCTTTTCTAACACGCTTTACTATTGTGATTACAGGCAAACCTTTGCTTGCTAACCAATTGCTAAAATTTTCAATATGGTTGTAAGTTTCAGGGCGTTCACCGCCAGTATCAGCAAAAAGAATTAAATCTATTGGTCTGTTGGCTTCGTATAACCCTAAAATCATGGCTGTACTATCTACACCGCCACCAAAAGCAACAATGTGTGGCTTATTCAATTTCAGGCCATATCATTTTGTAAGAAAGCGGAAAAAGGCTTTTTCTTGACCATAAACCATGGCTTTGCTTTTCTAGCGTGGCGGCTAGGATTACCAGCTTGTCATAGGGAATAATGCCGTTTTGCCACATAGATACGGCTGGAACGCTTACTCCTACTAGGTTTGCTACTTTTGTAGGCCCACCTAATAGGGCAATCATTGCTCTTGTTGAAGTTTTATCCATTCAGCTATCTTAACAAATAAACAACAAATTTACAAATAAAGTGTTGACATTGTATTTAAGCTGGCTTAATATGGTCTTACGGTATGTGCCGTGTTAATTAAGGAGAACTCGTATGAGTGAGCAAGATCAAGACTTTCACAGCTTCCAACAACATTTGGAACGCATCTTTAAAGACCTCGATGATGGGGTTTTCTTAACCGCAGATGAAATTGGTGACCTACGCTATGCGTGTGGTTTGCCATCACCAATCCGCAACACCCATGTAAACCCTGTTTTGCGTGATGTTATTAATGATTTTAACAAAGCATTTGGAACGCAACATTCTACATTTTGGAGAAAAAAATGATTATTTCAGACAACAGTAAAGAATTTAAAATAGCCCCTGCTGGCAACCACATGGCGAGATTATACCAATGCATTGACCTAGGGCATCAGGCTACCGAATGGGCTGGCGAAACCAAAATCATGCACAAGGTCGTATTGACTTGGGAATTGCATGGTGATGACGATAGCGGTGCTCCATTAAAGACAGACGATGGCAAACCGTTAATTGTGTCTAAACGATATACCGTTAGCCTTGGAGATCAGGCACGGTTGCGTCAAGACCTAGAAGCGTGGTCTAACAAAAAGATGACCGCAGAAGATAGAAAGAACTTTGACCTTAAAAACCTATTAGGGAAATTCTGTATGGTCAATATTACCCATTCAGAAGATGGCCGTTACGCTAACATCAGTGGTATTAGCCCTGTGCCAACAGCGTTGCGTAACGCCCAGCCTGAAGGTATTAACGCACCAGTTCATTTTTGGTTAGCAGAATTTGACCAAGCTAAATACGATGCCCTGCCAAAATATTACAAAGAAAAGATTGCAGAATCATCTGAATGGCGTGGTCAGCAAGAGCGTGAAAAGAACGCACCTAAGATTGAAGATGACAACTTATCGGACATCCCTTTCTAATGAGCCATCCTAATCAAATGGTATTTGTGCAATCTGTTAGGAGTTTTTTTCCTGACAGCTTCACAAACAAAAAGGTGTTGGAAATCGGGTCATTAAACATTAATGGCTCGGTTCGCCAATTTTTTAATAATTGCAATTATTTAGGTGTAGACATTGGGGAAGGTAAAGATGTAGACATGGTTTGCAAAGGCCATGAATTACCTTTTCCTAACTTGTCTTTTGATACCGTTATTTCTTGTGAATGTCTTGAACACGATGTCCATTGGCAAAAGACTTTTCAAAAAATGTGCGAGTTATCTAAAGATTTGGTGATTATGACTTGTGCCACTACTGGCAGACCTAAACATGGGACTTCAGACACTAACGCAGATGTATCACCGTTTACCAACAATTATTATGCAAATCTTTCTATAAACGATTTTGTAGACAATTTTGACTTTCATAACATTTTTAAACACTTTGGGTTTTCAATGAATTCTGATAGTCAAGATTTGTATTTTTGGGGTAAAAAATGATAATTACTGAAAAGGTAGAACAAAATGGTCATTGGTACACTTCCCAAGGAACTCCAGCCTATACAACCATCGGCAAAACTGGCGAAAGACCGACAACACTCAGGGATGCCAAAAAACTTGGTTTATTGCCCTCAGTTACCACTATCATCAATGTCGCAAACAAAGGTGAAGGGCTACAGCGATGGCTTGCAGAACAGGCTATCCTTGCCGCACTTACACTACCTCGCTTAGAAGGGGAAGAAGAAGGGGTTTGGCTATCTAGGGTAATGAAAGATAGCAAAGCCACAGGCAGGGAAGCGGCAGAGCGTGGTACGGCTATTCATAACATCATTGAAAGCTACTTTGAGCAGGTGTATATGCCTGAAAAGCCAGCTTATCTTGATGAGATTGACAAGGTACTTAAAGATGCCTTTGGAGAGCAACCGTGGCTTGCAGAGAAGTCTTTTGGGCATCCGCTAGGGTTTGGTGGCAAATGCGATTTAATGGCTAAACCCATCAACGGTCAGGGTCAAGGTTTTATAGTAGATTTTAAGACTAAGACCACCGATCTTGATAAAATTGATGTATGGTTCGAACATGAACTACAGTTAGCGGCATATCGTGAAGGCTTAAACTTGCCCAACGCTCGCTGTGCCATCGTGTTTGTCAACGGCATGACTAACCAAGTAAAATTAGTAGAAGTAGAAGAACCCCAGCTTCAAAAGGGTTGGGAGTGCTTTCAGCATTTATTAAGGTTTTATCAAGTAAAAAATAACCTGTAATCATGGGGGAAAGCATCACGGAGCAAGTACCCCACCTTTTTAGGGCGTTAAGCCGCCAATGTAGGATGCAGTAATTGGGTAATTTTGCGGCTTTCTGACCCATTGATAGCAACTGCCAAATACAGCCTGTCGCTTTTTTGCACATATTAGGGTTTTCCTTAGATAAATGTGTTGACAATGTTAAGGTAGCTTAATAAACTGGTGTTACTCCATTGGGGAGTGAAAAAGGAGAAACAGAATGAAAGACGGTCATTACATAGATTCAGTAACTTACGGCAATACTCAAATCGAATTGCGTGGTTACAACAACGAAATCTCTTACGCCTACATTGGTGACAACGACATTACCGAAATGGTTTATGAACTAGACCTTTGGGAAAAAATCGATAACAAAACAAAGGAATTATCATGAAATATTTATACCTATTAGCACCATTAGCCCTAGTTGGTTGCAGTTCTTTTGAACCACCAAATGTAACGCTAGAAACAGATAAACAAGCGTTTCACATGACCCGTGCCCAAGTCATATTAGGCATCAATGAGTGTGAAGATGCTGGTACACGCCCTATCGTTATTACGGCAAAGCGTAAGATTAACGGTGTTACCACAGATGTTCCAGTAGAAGTTACTTGCAACCCACGCTACAAAATATTTCACTAGGAGATTGATATGAGAGATTTTATTTTAGGCGGTTTAATGGCCATCTTTATTTGCGTCATTATTTTTGGCACTAATTATTTAATGCACGGTAATGCAATTTGAGAGTTGATTTAAGCAAACACGAACTTTTCCTATGCGAGTATTTCGGTACTATGCGTAGGAAAAACGCTATGCAGTTTAACTTTGACCGTCAGGTTAGCCAGCAAGACCCCTACGAAATGGATATAGACGGGTTTAAGGGTGAATACATCGTAGCCAAATATTTAAACTTAATGCCCGACTTTTCTATTAATAAAAAGAAAAACCCTGCCGATTTAAAGACAGCTGGTGGCAAGACTATTGATGTCAAATCTACCCGTAATAAACAAGGTGATGTTTTTGTAACCGAATACCACCGCAAAAGTCCTTGTGATTTCTACATCCTGACCGTTTTAGACGATGCTGGTGGCGATATTATTGGCTGGGTGGATAAAGATGAGTTATTTCAGTTTGCAACCCTACAGGGCGGCAATCATCCATCCTATAGGTATGACCGCAAACGACTTAACCCCATAAGCCAGTTTTAAGCAATTTGACGCCCGTTTTTAAGGTCGGTAAGGGTAAGACCCCCCGTGTATTGAAAATGGGCTAATTCTTTGAATGTACGCCATTCTCCAGCCCATTCCAAATTAGCTTGTTTTCCTAGTTCCCCTACTTTAGCCCATACAGGGTGAGAACCATCCCAGTCAGGCTTGCCATTGACCATAGGTACGACATCAACAGCACAACGCCAGTTATGCCAAGAATCACCTGCTTTAGCATTAGTTACCACCTTTCCTGCTGTAGTCCTACCTTGTTCGTATAAAGCCTGTTGTGATTCATTATCACGGTATGTAGACGTTATAAGCAAATCTATACCCTCAGCCTTGCATAACTCTATAAAATGCTCTACACGCTCTTTTGCAGGGGCTATCAGGTCATCAAGAGATCGGCTGTTTATCATTCTTTTTCATTTCCATGATTTTTTCTAGGGTTCTGCCGCCAAAGTAAAACGACATTATGAGCATACCCCATTGGCCTAACAACTCTACATAATTGTTGTTTACCTCAATATCCCACGCAGACATCATAGCAAAAGTGGAATAGACAATAAGGATAAAAACAAGGGTCAAAGGTCTAATGTTTTTAGATAAACTAGAATCCGATGCCATATCCGCTTGTTGACGCTTGGTCAATTCTTGTGCTTCAGCCGTATCTGCTTGTAGCTGTGCTATCTGTCCTTGCTGTTGGAGTTCTAGCAGTTTCGCTTGTGCTTCTGCTTTGGCAACAGGATCAGGAATAACTTTATCAAGAATCTTCATTCCTACGCTAATAATATTGTCTACGCCAAACACATTACGCTCCCAAAATAAATATAACAAAACCCTAAATAAGCAATCATTTCCACATACCCCAAGTCAATTCGTAAGCAATCCAAGCGGAAAATATATAACATAGCAACATAACGCTTTTCATTACCCTACGGTCATGCTGTTCTAAATATTTATCTTGCCGTTCTTCCCATTGTTTTCTTGCTTTAATACCTTGTATTTCATCCCAAGCATGACTGCCATATTTCTTGGTTATTTGCTCTTGTATCTTTGTTTCTGACTGCCTAGCTATTAAAAGCCTTTGCCATTCGTCTACCGCTTCAATAATCGTAGTGGTATCAGGATTAACCTGTCTTGCTTTTTTTCTTGAAATTGCTCTATCTTTTGCCGCTTTATCCGCTACTTCTAATACGCCTTCTATTGCCTTGCTAAGTTCTTGACTAGCCTTTACCGATTCATTAATTGAACTGGTGACTTGTTTGACACCATTTGTAATTCCAAAAGGATCGGACATTACTCATTAATTTAATTTAAAGGCTATAGACAAAAGTGCGGCAATAATAAAGCCAGCAGAACCAATTAATATTTGCTCAAGTCTTTTTAAGCGAGCATTAATTGTTTCATAACGAAAAGCACAGACTTGTTCGTGTGCGGATAATGCCGCTTCATTTTTATCAATGGTAGACATATTAGTTGTTTAATGAGTTTATTTGTTCTTGTAATTTAGCAATTTGTTCTTCTTCAGCGGCTTTAGCTTCATCCCATTTAGTTAAACAAACATTTACCCAATCTGGTAAAACAGTAATTAATTCGTTTTGGGGCTTTGGTTTACCATTAAATTCAACTTCTCCTTCATAGTCATACCATTGCAACGCATGAATGTTGGTTGGAACTACAGATAAATCTAAACCAGAATAAGCTACGCCATCTTTGTAAACAGCTCCATCATTAGGAATAATTGTTAATTTCATATTAATTCTCCAAAATCATTGTTTGTGCTTGCGGAGAAACTCCAACAGCCGCTAATAACACTCTTTGACCAACTTCATTATTTTTAACCATTTCATTTCTAAATGATTCAACTGCCGCATTTGTTTGACGCTGTTGCTGACTATTTTCAATAGTTAATATAGGTAGCCAAGCCATTGAACAACCCCATTCATCAACTTCTTTTCCAGTATTAGGGTTAGTACCAACAACTTTCATAAACCAAGCACATTCTAATTGTCTACAAGGCTTAAAACCGTCTAAAGGGCAATTTGCTTTTGATTCAATTTGCATTAATTTTTACTCGCAAGAATAATATCAATATATTGAACATCTAATGTAATAGCTGATGATGTTGCTGAACCAGAAATAGCATGGGTATGTGAACCACCACCACCTTGTGAGCCAGTTGTGGCTGAAGTCGTGCTAGAATAAGAAGACGCATCAAAGCCAGTAGGAACCCCAACAGTACCACTTACCACAGCATATGAGTGTGTATGGGCTGGCATTTGTGCAGTAGTCAGCGTTGTAGCACCAGCACTTAAACCACTTGTAGTAATAGTCGGTGTTTGATTTGCAAATACAGTACTAAATGCCGTTGTACCGCCAGTACCACCCCCAGTACCTGATACAACTCTTAATGCTTTATTATTTTGAGTGGTTACTTGTGTCCAACCAGTAGGTGCAGTAGCTTGATAGAATAAAATTACCGTGCCAGAAGGAATTGAAGGGGCGGCAGAAGTCCAAGCAGTACCATTAGAAGTTAAAACATTACCAGCGGTACTAGGTGCTACAGCAAAACTTGAAGCATCTACATACGCTTTTGTAGCGGCTTCTTGTGCAGAAGTAGGGTCGGTAACATTAATAATCTTGTTGCTACCTAAATTAAGGCTACCAGTAGCGGTAGTTTGTCCGTCTGCCGCTAATGAGCCTGTAAGGGCTGTAGCAATATCTGTAAGAGTTGTATTAGCCCATGTAGTGCTAATAGTTGTGCCAGTTACTACTGGATTGCCAGCTGGAAGTGAATAAACTCCCGTTCCGTTTCTACTCATTTGATTGTCCTCTTATAGCGTTTACTGCATTAACACCACCTTGCGTAAATAATAATTTAGCTAGGTTTGATTGTTCGGTTGGTACTTGTGCTTCTAATGGTCTTTTGCCAGCCAATTTCATTAAAGCGGCCGCTTTTCTAGGATCAAGCAATGCTTCAGCCATTTCACTTGTTAATTGTTTATTAGCACTTCCATAAGCAACATCTTTAACTCTTGCCGCAATGTTACCTGCGGTTTCAGCCATACCCCTTCTTCTTAACAAGTTTGGCAAATTAACTTCTTGCAACATATTGTTATAGGCAAGGTTTTGCATAGTATTAGAACCAACGCCACGACCTGCATTATTGGCAAAATCGGTACGCATTAAATCTTCTTTAATATTTTCTAACCGCTTAACTTGTTGAGCAGAAAGATGACCTTCTTTTTTAACTTTTTCTAGTTCTCTAGAAAAGTTACCTAAATAAACAGAATAATCTTTAGGGCTTAAAGACTTTTCAGCTAATTTGGCAATAGATTCTAATTGTTCTACTGGTTTAGATAAGCGAGCATAATTAATACGGGCTGTTTTATATTCAGGACTTACATCTTCCATAAAACTTAAAAGTCTAGATTTTGCTGTTTGCAAGCTGTTTAATTCAGCACTTGCAGAACCACCATTTTTTTCAGCCAATGCTTTAACTCTAGCAATTTGATCATCTAAAGCCATTTTGGTTTCATGCAATCCACGCATTGATCCTTCGGGATTGTTTATTTCAATACCTCTGTTAGCCGCATTTTCTTTGGCTTGATCCATTGCTTTTTTAATTGCTGGTGTTTTAACCAAACCAGTAATTTCATCAGTCATTTCAGGAGTAAGTTTGCCTAAATTTAATGGCTTTAAAGCATCAGAATACAAATCTTCTGCTACACGACCACGCAAATCTTGGTATTTAGCAAGTCTTGTGGGTGATGCAATATTTTGCAATGCTTCTGTTCTAGCAATATCGTTAAGTGCTTTTCTTTCGGCAAATGCGTTAGTGGTTATAGGGTTTCCACCTACAGCCCTTTGTACTGCCGCTAAACTAGGAACACCAGCAACTTCACCAACTGTAGGTTGAACACCTGCAACTAATTGTTGTGGGTTTCTAAGATTAGCAATAGCTTTTTCTGCATCGTTGCCTGAAAACTGGCGTAAAGCACGACCAATAATAAGGTTTCTACCTGATTCATTAAACGGCTCTAAAGCGGCTTTACCAGCACCGTAGGCAGTATTAGCAATTTTTCCTAATAATGGCGTAGGAGCACCAATAGCCGCCCCTGTGCCAGCATTAAACATCTGTTGTTTAAATAGGGCTAAATCTTTTTTGCCTGTTTCTTCAGGAGTTAATATACCTTGCACCGCACCAATTCCAGCCGCTTGTGCGTAAGGGTTTAATTTAGCAAGACTAGGTATTACACCAATTCCTTTAGCCATACCCATTGCAGGAGCAACAGCACCAGCTACACGACCTGTTCCGTACCATACTGGATTTTCATCAGAATAAACTTGGGCTTCTTCGCCTAGTTTTTTAGCAAGTTCGCTAGTTCCAAGACGGCCACCAGTAAGAACTTGAGCACCAGCAATAGCAGGGTCAATAACAGATTTAGTAGCACCAGCCATTGCAGATTCTAATGGGCGTGGTTGTTCTAATACATTTGTACGATTGATGCCTTGCGGTCTACCAACAGCCGCACCGCCACCAGTTTGTCCAAATTCAGTAGTTAAGGGTGCTCCATCAGGTGACATGACCTGAACAGACCCTTGTGGTTGATACAACTTTTGGGCTTGAGCAATAACATCTGCTTGAGAAGCACCATTAGGGCCTTCTAGCGTAATTGTTTGTCCATCAGGGGCTTGTACGGTGTATTGAGCCATAGTTTATTTTGTAGGTGTCACGCTAATAATGTTCCATCCACTATTGACTTGTGGAACGCCTAATTGTTGACCAACATTAACAGGTTGTTTAGGTGCTTTTGGCGGTGTAGTCTGTAAATTTAAACCTTCATAAGGGTCATAAATAACGCTTTCAGGTGCAATTTTATTTTTAATAGCAATATTTTCAAAAAACTTCTTTTGACCTTCAAATTGTTGTTTTTGACTTCCAACCAAATCACCAGCCGCTTGTGTAAATTGTGTTCTTTGTGCTGGGGTAAGCCTTTGACCACTAATGACTTTGTTGTATTGAGCCTTGACAGTATCAGGAACGCCCCTTGCATTTTCAGCAGAAGCATATTCGCCTTCACGAACTGTAGAACTTGGATCAAGAATCTTCATAAAACCAAATATCTTAGACATATCACCAGCGGCAGTATCAGGAGCAGATTCAATCTTGCGATATGCTTGGCTAATCTGAATATGTGGTGTTGCTTGACCCAAAAATGAAGTACGCAATGGAGCTTCAGCAGGGTTTACTTTTTCTTCGCCTGTAAGTGGAGCAGAATAAAGAACTTTTCCGCTAGAAGTGACTAAATTGCCTTTTACAGGATGTACTTTTTCACCACCTGCGGCAATTTCTTTAACAGTACCATCGGGCATTGTCATAAAGCGTTTACCGCCTTCAGGCAAATCAAATTCTTGTGGAATCATCTTTTTCATGCCTACTTCTTGCAATTTAGGATTGTAGGCTTGTGCCGCATAACTATATGCTTCCATAGGATTTTTAGACAATAACTGATTGAATTGATTAAGTTCGTCAGTATGTTGTGCTCGTATAGCTTTGGCTAACTCTACTTGGGCTTGTTCACCTTCTTTAATGCCTTGCTGACCAACATAAGTATTAGCCAATCCAGCTAAATTTTGAAATATGCTAGGTCTTACATAATGACCACTAATCATTTGACCTTGTGGCTGTTCCATGCCTTTTTGCAATAGCATTTCAGCCATCTTTTGCTGGCGTAAAATCTGTTGCTGTTGCAACATCTGTTCGGGAGTAAGTGTTCCAATATCAGTTGGCATAATTAAGGCTCTCCATTCCAGCCTGTAGGCGTTTGACCTTGACCAAAACCACCGTACACATTTTCAGAACCGTATTGCATGATTGCAGGAATAGATTTTGCATAAGCACCAATTTTGCTACCTAAACTTTGTTCGTTAGGATCTTTATTACGCAATGCTTGGGCTAAAGCTAACGGGCTCATTCCGCTACTTTGGGACTGACCAGCTTGACCTGCTAATTGAGCCTGTTGTGCAAGTGCCGCTTGTTGATTAGCTTGTTGCTGACCAAAGTTTTGAAATACAGGTTGCAGTCCACTAACATCCTGCATTTGCTGGGGTGGTAGGATATATGGGTTCATAGCAATCCGTAATCTACGACTTTATAGCCGTCATCTAAGGTTCTAACTGCGTAAGGGTAGACTTGTTCTATTTCTTGAGCCATGTAGCCGTAATGAACTCCATGTCCAGCTAATTCATGGTCTTTAAATTCATTTTTGTATTCGTAGCGGTAGACAGTTAAACCGTTTTGTGCAATACCAATTGGCTCAATGTTTTCTTTAGTGCGAATGTCAGACATCATCATTAGACCAGCACCGCCAAGACTAAATAAACCACTTGTCATTGAGTTATTAGCGGCATTTTGAGCGTTTGATGCTCCTAATTGGGCGTTATAACCCATTTGTGATGCACCCAATAAATCAGCACCAGCAGTATTCGCTTGCATAGCAGGATTTACAAAAGTAGGACTTTGAACTTGAGCACCTGAACGCACCGCATTAAGCGTATTGATAGGTTCATTGCGTTGATAAGCCAATTCGTTAAATCCTTGTTGACGGGCTTGTTGACCAACACCAAAACCTGCTGTAGTTGCGGCCGCCAATAAATCATTTTCTTTTTGACCTTGCGTCATCATTGCTCGCTTATAGGCTTCAGAACCTACGGGTATACCCGAATTAGCCAATTGGGTTGCCAATGCTTCACGACCTTGCTCA